GGATTCCAAACTGTCCACTGGACGCCTACAAGCGTCCTTTTTTCTTGTATAATTACTTTGTTGAATCAAAATAATTATGGCAATTTCTTCGGATTACATTCGTACTTCTCTTCAATCACTCTACGGCAATAAAATTACTTCTGCCGATGTTCGTGCTTGGTGTTCGATGAATGATTCTAATTATCAAACGATCACAAAAAAACTTGACAACTATAAAGTTGGTCGTGGTAAATGGAATCTTGAAGTGACTCAAGAACGTGTAGAAGAGATTGAGCGTTCTTATCAAGCACCCCCTGCTCTTCCTTCTGTGGAACAAAACCTTATTCCAGAAAAAGATGATACTTTCGTCAAGTTTGGTAACTTTGGTGATATTAAAAAAATTATTCAGTCCCGTCTTTTTTATCCTACGTTCATTACGGGTCTTTCGGGTAATGGTAAGACGTTCAGTGTGGAGCAAGCGTGTGCTCAATTGGGTCGTGAATTGATTCGGGTCAATATTACGATCGAGACTGATGAGGACGATATTATCGGCGGTTTCCGCTTGGTGGATGGAAATACGGTATGGCATAATGGTCCAGTAATTGAGGCACTTGAGCGAGGTGCAGTGCTTCTTCTTGATGAAATTGATCTTGCCTCTAACAAGATTCTTTGTCTTCAATCAATTCTGGAGGGTAAGGGAGTTTTCCTCAAAAAGATTGGAAAGTTTATTCAACCAAATCCTGGATTTAATGTTATTGCAACTGCTAATACTAAAGGCAAAGGTTCGGATGATGGTAGGTTTATTGGAACTAACGTGCTCAATGAAGCATTCCTAGAGCGATTCCCCGTGACTTTTGAGCAATCATATCCAACTCCTGCAACTGAACAGAAGATTCTAGAAGGTATTGCACTCGATCTTGGTGTTGAAGATCGTGATTTTTGCAAGAGGTTGGTTGATTGGGGCGATGTGATTCGTAAAACATTTTATGATGGTGGCATTGATGAGATTATCAGCACTCGCCGTTTAGTTCACATTATTCGTGCTTATAGTATCTTTAATGATAAAGCGAAGGCAATTCAAGTATGTATCAATCGTTTTGATGATGATACAAAACAGTCTTTTCTTGAACTTTATGATAAAATTGATGCAGAATTCCAAATGCCTGTTGACGAACATACTCAAAACTGATATAATACTGGGAGGTAATTGTGCCTCCCTAACTATATTCCTTTAATATGAAAAATTATGAATGAAGAAAGCAAAAAATATCCTTATCAAATTGAGGATATTAATGGAAAAAAATATATGATTCATCAAGTAGATCCTGAAGAAAAAACTTTTAGAGTTGAAAAAATGGACAAAAATTTTGAGAGTTCTTATGAAAATCGTATACCATTTGATATGGTGGGTGAAGATTTAATTGAATTTAATATGGGCGTAAATGAAAATGGAACGCTAAATCTTAGCAGTCAAGTAGTTGGATCTAGAGTTTCTGGAGGAATGGGAGAAGATCATATCTCTTTCGATATGAATAATTCCAATGGATTTTGGAAATACAATGAAGATAAGATTCTAAAAGAAATTAAAGAATATCTTGGAAGCACTTATAAGTCACATTATACTTCTCAGGAATCTAAAACTCAAACTCTTGATTTAATTGAGAGTATTGGCGATGCAGAACCATTCTGTCGTAGTAATGCAATTAAATATCTTTCTCGTTTTGGGAAGAAAAATGGAAAATCTAAAATGGATATTCTGAAAGCAATTCATTATTGTATTCTTCTTTATCACTTCGCTGGCCTTTGTAATGAAACTGAGAACCCTTATGAAACTTTCTGAAAATACACTAGGAATCCTTAAAAACTTTGCAAGTATCAATAATTCAATTCTTGTAAAACCTGGAAATAAACTTCGCACAATTTCTGTTGCAAAAAACATTCTTGCCGAAGCAGAAATTAAAGAAACTTTCCCTAAAAGTTTTGCAATTTATGATCTAAATCAATTTCTAAATGGATTGAGTCTACACCAGGATCCTGATCTCGATTTTTCGGAAGAAAATTATTTGATGATTCGTGAAGGTAAACGCAGTGTTAAATATTTCTTTGCCGATCCTAATGTCATTATCTCTCCACCAGATAAAGAAATTGAACTTCCCTCTAAGGATATTTGCTTTCAATTGGACAGCGTAACATTGGATAAATTGCTTAAGGCAGCAGCAGTTTATCAACTTCCAGACCTTTCTGCCGTTGGTGAATCTGGTATTATTAAATTGGTTGTTCGTGATAAAAAGAACGATACTTCTAATGAATATTCAATTATAGTTGGTGAAACTGATCGAGAATTTGTTTTTAACTTCAAGGTTGAAAATATCAAAATTATTCCAGGTCCTTATGATGTAGTTGTTTCTTCTAAACTTCTTTCTCAGTTCACTAATAAAAGTAATGACTTGAATTATTGGATTGCTTTGGAACCAGATTCTACTTTTGAGTGATATAATACTATTGTCCAAATTTTTGTTTTTTCATTATGGAAATGATTGAGTCCAAACCTTTTTTGTGGGTAGAACAATGGGCACCAGATTCTGTTGAAGATCTAATTCTAACCAAAAGTGTTAAAGAGTTTTTCTTAAATGTTGCTAAGGAAGGTCAACTAAATCAAAATCTAATTCTTCAGGGTTCTCAGGGTTGTGGTAAAACGCAAACTATTAAAACTCTTTGTAAGATTACACAGCAGGATGTTTTATTTCTAAATGGTTCTTCTGAAGGTAGGTATTTGGATACTGTCCGCAATCAGGTTATTAATTTTGGGACAACAGTCTCAATGTTCAATGACAAAAAAAAGGTAGTATTTTTTGATGAGTTTGATGGAACAACGAATGATGTAATGCTTTGCCTTCGTGGTGTTATTGAGCAACTTCATAAAAATGTTTGTTTTATCTTTACTTGCAATAACTTGAATAAAATTATTGCTCCAATTCAATCGAGGTGTGTTGTTCTTAAATACACTCCGATCTCAAAAGAAGAAAAACCTCAAATGATGTCAGATACTTTTAAGAGAGTATCTTATATTTTGGATAAAGAAAATATTGATTATGATAAAAAAGTAATCATAGAATTGGTAAAGAATTATTTTCCTGATACTAGGAGATTGCTGAATGCACTGCAGAGTTACTCTGTAAGTGGAAAGATTGATTCTGGTATTCTTGCAAGTTTTTCTGATGCAAATATCGATGTTCTCATTAAAAACCTTAAAGATAAAAACTTTTCTGAAGTAAGAAAATGGGTTATCAATAATATTGATAATGATTTTGGATTATTGTTTCGGACAATTTATGATGCTTTATATGATGCACTAGAAAAAAATAGCATTCCTGCTGCTGTTTTGATTATTGCAAAATATGATTATCAATCCGCCTTTGTTGCAGATCAGGAGATAAATATGCTTGCGTGTTTAACCGAACTAATGGTGGAGTGTAATTTCATATGACATATGATTCAGTTTTTGTTTCTGATGTCCATTTAGGAACTGGTAGATGTAATATAAAGAAATTTTTGAGATTTTTGGATCAATTAGATACTAAGCAATTGGTTTTAGTTGGTGATATTTTTGATATTGAATGTATGCAAAAATATGGAACAAGATGGAAAAAACAACATACCAAAGCAATTCATAAAATATTTCAACTTGCAGATTCTGGAGTTAATATAATTTATATTCTTGGAAATCACGAAGGTGAATTGCGTAGATATGTTAATTTCAAGCATAAAAATTTTATAATCTGCGATCAATATGTCTACAGAACCAATAATGGTAAAAAATATCTTTGTGTTCACGGAGATAAGTATTCAGAATACTCTTCTGGATCTTGGAAGCAATTATGTTTTAATAAGGGATATGAATTAATTACCCCATTGAGTATTTGGTTAAATAGATTTTTTAGATTTTCATTAGTACATTTTCTGAAAAATACTGTTAATGGTCGTAAGTATATTGCAAAATATGAAAATGATCTAATTGAATTTTGTACTAAAGAAGGAAAATATAGTGGAATAATTTGTGGGCATATTCATCACGGAAATATTAGATACAATGGCACTATAACTTATATGTGCTGTGGGGATTTCGTCGATACTTGTTCTGCTATTGTTGAAAAAGGTGGAAAATTTAAGTTTGTAAATTATTAAAGTGAAACTGGATTATAAAAACTTAAAAAAGAATCGTGTCAAAACGACTCCAGAAAACGTTCGAGAGGCAAACGAAGGACTTTTTCGTGCTATAATGAACTTACCAGATGCTGCAGATCATTGTGGTATGACGCAGAAGGAAATGAAACTTACTTTTTTTGAGTACTTAAAGTATCATCCTATTGATTATGAATATTGATTTTGATCGAATTAATCTTGAAGAATTTTTTGGTTGTGTTAATGCAACTAATACAAAGCAAATGAAGTCTAATACATTCAAGACTTTTAGGACATATTTGCAAGAAAAATCATTTGCAAAGTGGAGTGATGATCAGGTCACTTATGTTGGAGATCATAAAGATGGGGTAGATTTTATTGATAAAGATGAAACTCCATATGAAATGAAAGGATCTCTCCGCCTTTTTAATAAGAATGGATCTACAAAAGTGATTACACTTAAGAATTTTCAGAGTGAA